CTATTTGTGAGCGCCATTGCCAAAGTCACCGGACAAGCCCGCCAACGACGGCCGGCGCGCAGGCGACGGCGTAGCGTCGCCCATCACGTCAAACCGCCCTGCCGACGCCAACGCCTGGCGCTGGGGTTCCTGCCTGACATCCACATCCTGGCGGCGCTGCAAATCATTCACCTGGCGCTGTAAATCCTGCGGTTCCTGGTACGGGTCAAACTGGCTGCGTTCGATGTACTGGCGGCACGTCCCGTCAGGCAAATCAGTAATCGCTGTACCCTGCTGCGTAACGCAGGTGCAGCGAGTCGCCGACGCCACGCAACCAGCCAACCGCGGAAAGGTCTTGGGCTTGGCCAGGTCGTCATACAGTGGCGCAGAGTCCGGGACGCCTGGCATGCGCGGAATACGCTGCTGGGCATACTGCACAGGCGTCAAAGGCGCAGGGATCGAGGCTGAACGACCGCCGGGCAACGACGAAGGAGCAGCAGAAGATGAAGTAGTAGCCTGAGATTTACGGCCAAAATCCTTCAAGGACCAAAACGCAAGCGGGACGAGCGTGACTGCACAAAGCATGGCCAAGCCGATAAGCCAGACCTTTTTCGGGATGGAGACCTTGACCGTGTGAGCTTCGGCGCTTTTGTACCAGCGGTAAACGTGCTTCGGGAAAACAAACGTCGAACGCGCCAGGCAATCAGCCTTCGCTCCACGGCTATTCGGGCTTTCCTGAATCGATTCCCAGCGCAGCAAATTAGAGCGGGCCAGGCCAAACAAACGAATCAAATGAAAGTGGCGACCAATCAGCGGGCGTATAAACGAGTCAATCAAACGAGGGCCTTGCGTGATCAAATAAATATCCAAGCCCAAATGCCTGTGAGTAGCAAACTTATCAACGTGAGGCGGAACCCCGTTGGCAGCACGGCGAACCGGAAAAACATATTGCGCCTCGTCCATAACAATAATTGCTTGAGGGGGCAGTTCAAACCATTTGAGGGGGTCAGCCAATTCCAACCATCCGAGATGACGCTTACCCTCTTCCGTCAGCGGGATGTTGTGATAGTAAACCTGTCGATTTTCTTTCTTACCTAATTCATCGAGAAATTGCAGGATGAACAGCGTTTTGCCACTGCCAGGCGTGGCGGTCAAAAGCGTGATCATATGAAATTCTCCTAGGCCTTAAATCCAGTCCACTTCGATTGAATCATGTTCCCCGCCGCATCCATGCCGGCCAGCGTCATGCGAATGACCAGGGCGGAAAACGTGATAGACATCGCCTGTCCAAAACCAGCCATCCCAAGAAGCGAAAAAATCGCCGCAGGCAAACCGCCAATTGACGATGCAATAACGGACTTCAAAACCGACAAGAGCGCGTTAGCACCTGCATACGAAACCATGCCAAATCCGATTGCACCGATGATGCGAGAAATCAAATTCGTGAGAAGCGAGGAAATAACTGCGGCAACAATCGCAATAATCAACGGCATACATCACCCCCGTTTGAAAATAATGAATGCGCCAGCAATGGCAGCAGCGGCAATAATCAGCGGCCTGATCATCAGCGAGAACTGACAATAAACCGTGTAAGGGAAATTCAGAGAAAGTGCATTGCCCATCACCGTAACGGCAATCACCATGTCAGGCGGGCAAACCGTACCGGACATGAAAATATCCGTAGTTTGAAAAAGGCCAGACAAATTGCCGCCATCCTGATTATTTAAATTGCCGTCAGACGTGTCAGGCGTCGGAGGCGAGTTGGTGCAGAACCAGCCCATAATCCCGGATGGGTCACACGGCGGCTGGCACTTGTTCGGGTCTTTTGACGGGTCGCATGCATTGGTCCCAGAGGCGGGGGTATTGGGCGAAGTGCCAGACGCCGGCGTGCCACCAGTGGAGCCGGTAGAGCCGGAGCTGCCGGTAGATCCACTGCTGCCGGAACTGCCGGAAGAACCACTACTGCCAGAGGACTGGCCACCAGGCGTTGGCGAGTTCGTTTTCGTGGGGTTGTTGGAGTTACCCAGGCAAAACGTAGCACCGTTGACCGTGACCGTGTTCGTGCCTGACGGGCATGACTGGCCTGGCGGCTGCTGGTCTACGCAGGCCATCGGCGCGCCGGTAGTCGGGTCGTTGAGCGTGACCGTGCCAGGAGCGCACGACGGAGACGTAGACCCCGCTGGCGGCGTCGGCGTCGGTGCTGGGGCATTGACTACGCAGGTGGGGACATCGTTGATGGTGCCGTAGGTCTGCCCTGCAGGGCAGGCGGTGTTGCTGGCGGGCGGCTGCGGGTTGTAGGTGCCTGGCGCACCGTTCGACGTGCAGTAGCCCCCGGTATAGATGTGATTGACGTAGCTGACAGACGGTGTGACAACGGTTTGGTCAGTCATCGAGCAGCCCGCACCACACTGCTTCATGCCTGAGTCCCCTGCCCCACCATCGCAGGCCGGGCCAAACGTGGGATTCACTGAGTTCGGCTGGTTTTGGCCAGCCTTCGCGCCGCAGGTAATTTGCATAGCGGCAGCGGATGGGCACGACGGCTTTGTCGGCGGCGGAGGCGTGGACGAATGGCAATAACCGTTCGCATCTAACGAATCATTGCCACTGCACGAATAATTAGCGCTGGGGAAAAGCGTAACGCCACCAAATATGCAACTACTGCCGGACCATACACCGCCCTGGCCATTTAAAAGTGTGTTTTGACACGCGGCAGCGACAGCGTCCAAGGAACCGTAGTTATTTCCGTACCATGAGTACGAAACCGACGCTGGATACGTGCTATCAGCAAATACGGGACTAGCGAAAAATAATCCAGCCAGCACCCAGAAGCGCGATAAGAATAAAATAACCCGCCACATTGCATCCTCCCACGGAAAGAAAAAAAGGGTGGCCAGAGCCACCCCCAAATGCCATGACGTGGCGGGATTACATCACCCGGCGCAGGTACTTGTAGCCGAAGATCACGGCAGCGACGGCCAGAATAGCGCCGCCAATCAGCGCCACAGCAGTGGTGATGCCGTTGATGTTGGTCACGACGCCGGAAACATCGATGGCGCCACCATCCGCCATGGCAACGCCAGCGACGGACAGCAGGACAGCAACCGCAGCAGCTTTTTTCAAAACGATGGTTTTCATTCCGAATCTCCTGTTGAAGTTGACAGCAATCGGCGTAATTGCCGAAAGCCGAACGCACACGCCCAGACCGTTAATATTGCAACACCAATCAGAGCGCCTTGCTCCATCGTCAGCGGGATAAAGAAATTCGCCGCTGAGTTAAAAGAATTAAATTCTTCAGCCGTAACCAGTAAATAACCCGCGCATTGATCAGGCGAGGCCGGCGAAGTTGAAAGCGATCCATCCTGATTCACCACCACGCAGAGCGCCATTTACGCCACCTGCTGAACATCAGATGCGTTTTCAATCACAGACAATTGCATCTTGCGTTGATGATTCCAATACCAATCCGGGCATTCCATCGGATGGATTTGAATGACGTTGATGACGCTGGCGAACTTCGAAACAGTCGGCAGCGGTTCGGCAATATCCAGCCCATATTCGCGAAGCTGGGAAGCGTGGCGGTAAAACGTCGCGCGGGACATCAGCGCGCGCACATTCTCGCCTCGCAAATACGCGGCAGCAGTCACGCGAACCGATGCCGGCAAGTGCTCCAATTCCATCCGGGTGACGTCAGTTTTGACGCGGCCCACGAGCGGAATTACTTCCGCGTCGTACAGTTCAGTCAATTTTTCCATGGTGATATCGCCCAGATAGCGCAAGAGGTTGTCGCGGAGCATCAAGCGGCCTGCTTTGAGCTCCAACCGAACAACGCCTTCTTGCAAGCAGTATTGGTAAACAGGGTCGGCTTCAATTTCTTCGCGCTTGCGCCCATGCGGGTGTGCCAGCATTTCGGCATATTTGATGTACGCAATTAGTTTCTTGCGGGAGCCAGCGTCGCCCCAGGTGACAGTGGTTTCCCCTGCCCTGCCACGCTTTACACGGCTGATTGATTGCGTGGCCAGCCAGTCGACCGTAGCTTGAGCATTGGCGGCGGAGCCGGTGGCGTAGTTTCGCGTCATGTCCAAACGGCTGATGCATGCGCCTGTCCAGTACTCCAGCAGGCCATGCTTCAAATCGTATGCAGACGGATTTTGGTTTATCACCCTCTCCCCAGCGGTAAAGGGCGGCAAACCGAAACGCGCCAGAATTTGATTGCAGCGTTGAATCGTGGCGTCAAACGAGAGATTGAATAAATTGTCAGGGCGATCCAGGCGGCCGATATTGCCGGACAGGGTGACACGATAACCATCTGATTTGATGCGGATCAGCGTGGAGAATGAGCCAGTCACGTTTTTTGCGGACTGACTCGCCCATTCCGCATCGTCGGAGTATTCGCCATCCTCGCCGCGGCCGAATTTGCCGAGAATCCCATCGTCAACCAGCGGCAACACCGGCTCAACCTCCCCCGTTTCCGGGTTCAGTCGGCCGGGGTGGCGCTGGCTGATGGTGATCCAGTCGACGAAGACCGACATGTCAGGCCTTGGCGGCGGCGGACTGGGGGTTGGCTTGCGGCACGAGGGCTTGCCAGTTGGAAACGCCGGTCACGATGGTGACGGGAGTGGCCTTGCCGTTCAGCCGGACGATCTTGGTATCGGTGACCAGGTCGGCGATGCAGGGGAAGGACATTTTTTTGAGGGCGTCGATGGCCGACTCGTTGACCTCGACCGGAACGGGCTCGTAGCCGCGAACCTCGCGGTTGTAGCCTTCCTTGCTGAAATCCGTCGCGGGAAAATGTGCCTGCAAGTTGGCCATGGAGTACGGGCGGCCAGTTTTTTGGCTGATGCCGTGGGAGTGTTCGAACAAGGTGAGCAGCGAGCGCATGAAAATTCCTCTCCGGGTCAAGTAGGCTTACAAACGAGTGCTAAAATTAACCAACTGAAAACTGATCTCAGCCGAGATCATTGGTGGCATTATGTGTCGATCTCACGTGAGATCGCAATGGAGGGAAAATGAAACTGAGCAGCGATTACCTACGCGACGCGCTGGAAAAGATGGGTGACAAGAGCCAGAACAAGAAAGCCGAAGAACTTATGCTCAAGGGGAACACACTGAGCCAGTACATGACCGGCGAACGGATCATGGACGACTTCGCATGCATCATGGTGGCAAAAGTCCTAGGAATCGACGGCATGGAAGTGATCGCGGCGGCTCAGATGGAACGCGAGAAGAATGACGAACGGCGGGCAATTTGGGAGGATTTTCGGAAAAAGCTCGGCGTCAAATTGGGGACCGCCGGGCTAGCGCTGATCCTGACGATGGGGAGCCTCACCCCGGATAGAGCATATGCCCACTTGGAATATCTAGTACATTCCGTTCATGACAAATCTATATTATGTCAAATTGACGATACGGATAAAAACGACGAAAACTGCACCCGCAACAACAAAGAGCCCCGCCCGCCGGGGCTCAATAATTTGCGGAGCCCATGCAATGAAACGACGAGTGTTCAGCCCTAGGACGAATTTTGCATGGACCAATGGAACTGGCAGTGTTGTGATGTTCACCAGCGACGATAAGGCAACTGCACGAAGAATACGAGCGTGACCGGGAACGCATGGGACCGTGGCGAGGCTTCGTTGGCCAGCCCGCCATCATTAGCCCTGCCCGCACCGACCATCCAGCGGGTGCCAGTCATCAGCTACCAACCAACAAGACTCACCCCATCATGCGCGGAAATACGTCACCAGCGCGACTACTACAGGTCAACCATGGAGCTGAATAGCACCATCAAAGAAAAAGATGTGTGGAGCAAGCTAAGAAGTGTTCAAGAGGAAATGGATAAACGAGAGTGCAGAATATAAAGCGATAAAATAATTCATTAACGGACAGGCCTATCTGGAATTGAAACTAAAAAATAACGTCTATATCATCCAGTTCAGCCGCATCAATGGTGGTGTATGGCTAATTAAAAGGATTTAACAATGACTCTTCCCGCAGGTACAAAGGCAAGAACTGGTGAAAAATGCCCTTGGAAAATCGGATAAAAGATTTTCCCAAGCTGAAGGTTACCGCCGATATCGCCTCGATCAGCGATATCCACCAAGCCTGCGGCATGACGCGCTGGATATGGGTCATTGGCGCTTTCATGCAAGGCTGCACCAGCTTCGACCAGGACATGCAATGGGCGCATATCCGCATTGCGAAATTCGCCGCCACCCGCGACCTGCGCCATGAAGTCGCGCATACCTGCGGCGAGTATCACGGCGACGCGATGCCGCGCTATGTGGAAAACTGGAAACATCGGGTGAACTGGCAACCCCGCACCGACAATCGCTGCTCGCCGCAATACGAAGCGGAAACCTACCAGCATCTTTATCAGGCGCTGAAGCAGGCAGGCTGGCAGCCCTGCGACGAAGAGCACGAACGACTGGCCCAGGACCGCACCCGCCGCGGCGGCTGA